CGAGGTCCCCGTGCAATGCCGCGAGGACGCCGGGGGCGACCCGGCCGGCGTCGCTTGTCAATGGGCGACGTGCCTCCAGTTCGGGCAATCGAGCGCCCAACGTCCCGAATGCGGCGAGATCCGGGATCTCCTCGTCGCGTCCTACGCTTGCGAGGAAGATTGATGCTCAAGACAAGCCAAGTCCGCGAGATCTGCGACGAGCACGAAACGTACTGGAACCACCGGCGCGACCGGCTCCGCGAGGCTCGGAACCTGTACCTCACTCGGTACTGGCAGCACAACCAGCCCTATCTCGACGGCGTCCTCCGGACCGAGGTCCCCAAGGCCTACCAGGTCGTCGAGTCCTACGTCGGCTCTCTCTACGCGAAGGACCCGGGCGTCATCGTCGGCCCCGACCTTCGAGGCCGCGGGAACCCTGAAGTCGCTCAGGCGACCGCGAACCAGTATCTGCGGACGATCCAAGAGCAGATCGAGGACGCGACCCGGCTCGCGTTGATCTACCCTTGCGCGTTCCTGAAGCTCGCGCCGGTCGAGAGCGTCGACCCCCTGAAGCGGGTCTCGTGCTCGGCGCTCCCTCCTTGGGAGGTCATCGTCGACGCGACGGCGACGAGCTGGTCCGCGCAGCGGTGGGTTGGTCACGTCTACCTCATGCCTGTCAGCGAGGCCGCGGTTCGCTACGGCCGGCGCAAGTCGTCGTTCAACGGCCGGCGCTACTACCGCTGGATCGAGTCGTTCGGCATCGGCGGCGCTGACAACATGATGGGCAACGACGACGAGAGCGACGTCGAGAGCTGGGTGAAGGTCGTCGAGATTTACGACCTCGGCGCGGACAAGCTGCTCGTCTGGTCGCCTGACTACAAGGACGGCGACCGCTTCCTCTTCCGTGGCGTGAAGGTTCAGGTCGGCGCCCTCGACCAGGACGCCGACGCCGACGTCGACTCGGCCGACCTCGACAAGGAGCTCGTTCACGAGGAGACGGGCATCCCTTACAAGTCGGCGAGCGGCCGGCCCATCGTCCCGATCATCCCGTTCTACTTCTCGCGCGAGCCTGACGTCCCCCTCCGCGGCTACTCGCTCGTCGAGCGCTCCGTCGACCAGTTCCGCGAGCTGAACGTGATGCGGACCTATCAGGCGCAAGGCGTCCGGCGCATGGCGCGTCAATGGCTCGTCAAGGCCGGGTTCCTAAGCGAGGACGCCGCGGCGAAGATCTCCCAGGGCCTCGACGGCGAGATGATCGAGGTCGACCTTCAGCCCGGCGAGGGCCTCGACGGGAACATGCTCCCGGTCCCGAATGCGCCGATCCCCGCGGATATCGCCGGCTACGCGATCACAGTCCAGAACGACATCGCAGAGGCCGGCCTCCTCGCGCCGTTCACTCGCGGCGAAGTGACGAAGTCAACGGCGACCGAGCAGCAGCTCCTCGCGAGCTACACCTCGAACGAGATCGGCCGAATGGCGCGGACCCGCGACGAGGCGATCTCCGCGCTCTCGATGACGTTCAACGTCATGCTCTCCGTCATCCTCGGCGACGAAGGCGAGCCCCTCGCGCTCCCGAACCCGGTCGGACCGACGATCCTCTCCGCGGACGACTTGACCGGCGACTTCGTCTATTACGCCGTCGACCCGGCCACGACGCCGCTGAACGACCTCGCGAAGCGGGCCGCGCTCGAGCGCTTGACGCCCCTCCTCCTTCAACTCGGCGTCGCCGGCGAGGACCTCCTCTCCGAAGTCGTCCGGACCTTCGGGCTCCCTGAGTCGTTCGCTCAACCTCTTCAGCGTGCTGGTTCTGCGGAAGAAGAAGGCGCAGGGAGCCCACCCCTCCCCCTGTCCCCCATGTTCGGAGCTTAGACATGCCTCTCGACTTCCCCTCTCGCGCGCCGGCCGACATGCCGCGCGAGCTCGCCGACCTGGCCGCGGACCGCGACGCGATGATCGACGAGCAGCTCGACGAGATGCTCCCCGACGCCGAGCGCCCCTACAACGTGAAGACCCTCGAAGCGCTCGCCAAGGCGGTCCAGCGGGTCGCGAAGCTCTTCGGCATCGCCGCGGAGCTCGAGCAGTACAGCGAGCCGAGCGTCCGGCTCGACGACGACCTCGCGCGCTTCCTCCTGATGATCGAGGCCGCGGCCGACGACTATGGGAAGGGCTTCCCGGTCAAGATGACCGAGCTCAAGGGCGACAAGGAGCTGACCTTGATCACCGCTCACCTCATGGAGCTCGCCGCTGACGAGGACTTTAAGCGCTTCCTCGAAGCCGACGAGGACGAAGGCGCCGGCGAGACCGAGGTCGAGATCGAGATCAAGCGCGACGGCGACGAGATGGAGCGCGAAGACTACGACTTCGGCGCTCGGATGCGCTGATGATCTCGCTCCGCTCCGCGATGAAGGCTCGCGCCGGTCTCGCCTCCTTGGCGAGCCGAGCGTCGAGCGTTCAGACGGAGCGGGCCGACCCCTTCCAGCGTTCCGGCCGAACGGGCATCCTGAAGGACGCGATCGAGTTTCGTCAGACGGTCGCGTTCTGGTACTCGAACGAGGACACGCCGCGAACCGGCCGACGCATCGGCAACCCGCACGCGATCGTCCAGCGCGGCCGGCGCCGATACCTGATCATGTGGACACTACCGGGCTCGGCGTCGGCGACGCGCCGGCTCCCGGGCTGGCGAACGTTCATCCTTGAGCGGATCAAGTCGCCGAAGATTCAAGTCAACCGGGTTCGGATCGGGGGGCGTCTACAGCGCTTCACGCCGGCCCCGGGCTTCTCGCGGTTCCGAGAGGGCCGCTTCCTCGCTCGCATTTAGGAGGTTCAATGAGCGATCATCAGTCAATTGCAGAGGCGGTACTCGCCGAGGTCAACGCCAGCGCCGAGAGCGCGCCGGCCGTCGAAGAGGCGCCGGCCGTCGAGGCGGCGCCGGTCGAGGCCGTCGACGACCAGGCCGACGGGGGCGACGTCGAGCTCGAGGAGGCCGACGGGTCGCGCCGGCGCTTGTCCTGGTCGGAGGCGATGGAGCGGGTACCCCCGGACATCCGTCGCCTGATGCGGGACATGCAGGCCGACTACACGCGCAAGACTCAAGAGGTCGCCGAGCAGCGCCGCGAGGTCCTCCGCGAGCGTCAAGCGCTGCTCAAGGGCAAGGCCGCGCTCGCCGAGGACCGCGAGCTTCCCGAGTACGACCCCTTCGACGAGACCACGATTCAAGCGCGCATCGAGCGCGAGGTCGCGCGCCGGCTCCGCGAGGTCCTCGACCCGATGGAGAGCGAGTATCAGGCGATGCAGGCCGAGGACGCCTATCAGACCTTTCTCGTCGAGAACCCCGACTTTAAGACCGACCAGGCGCTCCGCGACCAGGTTCAGGCGATGCTCGAGGCAAACGAGAACCTCGACCTTGAGACCGCCTATTGGGCCGCGAAGGGGCGACGAGCGCGCGAGGCCGCGGCGACCGAGCGGGAGTCGGCGTCGGCGCGTCGTCGAGCTGCTCGCGAGGCCGCAATGACCGGGACTGGAGCGCCCCGTCGCGCCGGCGCTGCGGTCCGTCGTCCGCAGCGCGCGGAGCTGAAGAACATGAGCGCCGCTGACATCCTGAAGCTCGCGGAGAGCATGAACCGTCAAAGCTAAGGCTTTGCATAATCATGCGCGGGCCGGTATGGTTCATCCAACCGGAGCACCCTCTCGAGGACTCCGCGCGCTCTCGGCACTCCGTCTGTCGGAATACGCCCCTGCTACGCCAACTCAAACCGTAACTGACAGACGGAGAGCCCCCTATCATGGCCACTCAGTCCATTCTGTCGACTACGCTGCAGCTCCTTCGGGACAAGCTGGTCGACAACTCCTATCTCGCCCATCCCCTCTTCCGCGCCGTCGAGGAGCACGGGAACCTGATCAAGGTCTCCGGCGGTCTCCGCGTCGAGCAGCCGGTCATCTTCGGCGATCACTCCTCGATCACCGAGCTGACGAACGGCTTCGAGCCCGTCAGCATGGCCGTCACCGACCCCTTCCAGAGCGCCAAGTTCGAGTACGCGAACTTCACTCAGCCGATCGTCCTGTCGGCCGTTGAGAAGGCCGCGAACAAGGGCGACCTCGCCGTCGTGAACATCCTCGAGAGCAAGATGAAGAACGTCATGCTCTCCCTGAAGAAGGAAGTCTCGAAGCAGGTCATCAAGGGCGACTCCAGCGTCCTCGGCTCCCTGGAGACCCTGAACGGCATGGGGACCAGCGCCGTCCCCGTCGACACGACCGGCTGGTTCCAGAGCGCCGCCTTCGGCTCCCAGGCGACCAACACGGTCGGCGGGCTGTCCAAGTCGACCTACCAGGCGCAGAACTGGCAGAACCAGATCTTCAACTCGTCGGGCACCCTCGCCCTCAACCACATCGACGAGCTGATGATCAACTGCCAGATCTACCACCCCGCGGGCACCTTCCCCGACATCCTCCTCATGTCCCCGGCGATGTACGCGACCTTCATGGGCCTTCAGCAGTCCTCGGTGCAGTACATCAGCGCCGGCGACCGCGAGACCCTGGACAAGGACATGGTCGGCATGTGGC